GTTGCATGACGAAGGCCGCGCGGAAGACGCGCTCAGGGCGCCCGGGCAGGAAGCCCAAGGGTGCGAGCCTGCGTGCCTTCGCGGCGTCGGTCGGGGTGACCCATCCAGCGGTCATCAAGGCGATCCGGTCCGGGCGGCTGTCGGCCTCGATCGCGAAGGACGCGAAGGGGCACCCGCGGATCATCGACGCGGCCCTGGCGCTCGCGGAGTGGAAGGCCGGCGCGACGAAGCCGCACGCGGCGAGCGTCAACGGCCGGCCGCCACGGGAGCCGATGCCGGGGACGCTCACCGAGGCGCAGCTGCGGGTCGCGGCCCAGCGCGAGATCAAGCTGAAGCTCGAGAACGACCGAACCGAAGGGCACATCATCGACGCGGGCCAGGCCCGGCGCGAGGCCTTCAACGCCGCCCGCATCGTGCGCGACGGGCTGCTGAACATCCCCGACCGGATCGCGGCCCAGGTGGCGTCGGAGACCGATCCGGGTCGGGTCTACAGGCTGCTCGAGGACGAGATCCGGAACGCGCTCGTCGGCCTGGCGGAGCTCCTCGATGAGGACCCGGCGGACGACGATGCTCCTGGGGCTGCTGTGCATCCCTCTCCCGGGGCTGGCCATGCCGTCCAGTAGCCCGGTCCGGAGCGGGTGGGCGAGCGGGCTGCGACCGGAGCCGCACGTGCTCGTCAGCGAGTGGGCCGACCAGAACCGTAGGCTCCCGCAGCGGTCGAGCGCCGAGCCTGGGCCGTGGCGCACCTCGCGAACGCCCTACCTCCGAGAGATCCTCGACGCGCTGTCGGTCATGTCGCCGGTCGACGAGGTCGTGATGATCTTCGCCGCCCAGCTCGGGAAGAGCGAGACGCTCCTGAACGAGCTCGGGTACATCGTCGACCACGCCCCGGGCCCGACGCTCTTCGTCCAGCCCACCGTCGAGACGGCCAAGCGGTTCAGCCGTCAGCGGGTAGAGCCCCTGTTCTCGATGACGCCGTGCCTCGCCGGGAAGGTCGCGGAGGTGAAGAGCCGGGACTCGCGGAGCTCGATGCTCATGAAGGAGTTCATGGGCGGGCTGCTCATCATCACGGGGGCAAACTCCGCGGTCGGCCTGCGCTCGATGCCGGCCCGGTACCTCCTGCTCGACGAGATCGACGGCTACCCGGCGGACGTCGACGGGGAGGGCGATCCGATCGGCCTGGCCGAGGCGCGGCAGCGTACCTTCGCGCGCCGCAAGACGCTGAAGGCCTCCACCCCCACGGTGGCCGGGGCCTCGGCGATCGAAGCTGCCTACGAGGCGACGGACCAGCGGCGCTACTTCGTCCCGTGCCCGCACTGCGGCGAGTTCCAGATCCTCGCCTTCGGGCAGCTCACGTGGACGAAGCTCCAACTCCCGCCCGAGCAGGCCGTCTACGTGTGCGCGCAGTGCGAGGGGCGCATCGAGGAGCGGCACAAGACGGAGATGCTCGCGGCGGGGGAGTGGCGCCCGACAGCCGAGGGGAGGAACCCGAACGCCCGCGGGTACCACCTGAACGCCCTGTACTCCCCCGTGGGCTGGCTGTCGTGGGGCCGGATCGCGAAGCAGTGGGTCGAGGTCCAGAAGAAGCCCGACAAGCTGAAGGTCTTCACGAACACGGTGCTCGCGGAGACCTGGCACGAGAAGGGCGAGGCCCCCGAGTGGCGGGCGGTCTACGACCGCCGCGAGGACTACCCGCTCGGGACGGTGCCGGCGGGGGGGCTCTTCCTCACGGCCGGGGTCGACGTGCAGAAGGACCGGCTCGTCGTGGAGATCGTGGCGTGGGGCCGCGCGAAGGAGTCCTGGTCGATCGACTACGGGGTCCTGCCCGGGAACACGAACGACCTGACGGAGGCCGGACCGTGGGGCCAGCTGGACGCGCTCCTCGCGCGCTCGTTCGTGCACGAGTCCGGAGCGGAGCTTCAGATCCGGATGCTCGCGGTCGACTCCGGCTACAACACGTCCGAGGTCTACACCTGGGCGAAGAAGTACCCGATGAACCGGGTCGTGGCGGTCAAGGGTCAGGACACCGGCGGGGCCCTGATCGGAGCGCCGGCGCCGGTCGAGATCAACCTCCGCGGGCGCCGGCCGATCCGGGGCTACAAGGTGTGGCCGGTCGTGGGCGGGATCGCGAAGAGCGAGCTCTACGGCAGCCTCCGCCTCGAGGCGCCGCTCGACGACCAGGTCTGCCCGCCCGGCTGGTGCCATTTCCCCCAGTACGACGACGACTACTTCAAGCAGCTCACCGGCGAGCAGCTCGTGAGCAGGCGGAACAAGCGGGGCTTCACGGTCATGGCCTGGTCGCTGATCCCGGGGCGCGAGAACCACGTGCTCGACGCGCGGGTGTACGCCCGGGCCGCGGCCCAGCTCGTGGGCCTCGACCGGTTCCAGGAGAGCGACTGGCTGGCCCTCGAGGGGATGGTGGCCGGCGGTGGGCCGCCGCCCGCACCCCCGTCGCCGCGGGTGCCCCGAGAGTCCTGGGTGCGGAGGCGAGGGTGAAGGCGCTCGACGTCCTCGGCACCGGCGTAAAGGCCGCGGCGAGGGCTGTGGCCTCCGTGATGGCGCCGCCGGCGGTACTGGGCCCGGACGCGCTCGAGGAGCTGCGCCGGCGGGCGGACGCGAACGCAAGGACCGAGGCAGAGCGGGCGGAGCGCGCGGACGAGCTCTTCGGCTCGGGTCGGTGGCTCCGACGGCGATCGAACTGGCTGAGTAGGAGGCCCTAGATGGCGTGGACACAGGCGGACCTCGACGCGCTGGACGCCGAGATCAAGACGGTGCAGACGGTCTCCTCGGCGAGCTACGCCGACCAGCAGAACCAATTCCGCCCGATCGACGAGCTGCTGAAGCTGCGGTCCACGATGGCCGCGGCGATCGCGGCGGAAGCGGCTGCGGCCGCCGGGGCCGGGTCGACCCGGTACGTCGCCACCAGCAAGGGGGTCTGACGATGGCACCTCGAGAAGGACACACCACGTGGCTCGACAGAGCCATCGGGTTCATCGCCCCGGCGGCGGGCCTCCAGCGCATCCGGGCCCGGGTCGCCGGCGACTTCCTGCTGCGCCACTACGAGGGCGCGGCCTCCGGGCGCCGGACGCAGGGCTGGCGAAAGCCGGCGGGGGACGCCAACGCCGTCGCAGGGCCGGCGATCGCCACGCTGCGCCAGGTCGCCCGCGACCTGGTCCGAAACAACGCCTTCGCCGAGAGCGCCCTGACGACCATCGTCGACCACGTCGTCGGCTGGGGCATCGTGCCGAAGCCCGCGAAGGCCAGCCCCCCGGCCGCGGACCTCTGGAAGCAGTGGGCCGAAACGACCGCGTGCGACGCGGACGGGCGCAACGACTTCGCCGGCCTGCAGAAGCTCGTCATGCGGACGGTCGTCGAGTCCGGCGAGGTGCTCGTCCGGCGCCGCCTCCGGAAGCCCGAGGACGGGTTCCCCATCCCGATGCAGCTCCAGGTCCTCGACCCCGACTACCTCGACACCGCGAAGTCGAACGCCGCCCTCCCGAACGGGGGGCGCATCATCCACGGGGTCGAGTTCGACGCCATCGGGCGTCGCGTCGCCTACTGGCTCTTCAAGCGGCGTCTCGTGGTTCGCCCCGGTCATGCTTGCCTGGAAGGACTTCGACGACTTCGACGACGCGACCCTGGTCAAGCAGAAGGTGTCCGCCTGCCTTGCCGTCGTGATCTCGGACCCGGACGGGTCGAACGTGCCGCTCGGCACCGTGGACGCGGCCCAGCCCTACGTCGACCAGCTCGAGCCGGGCGCCGTGATCCAGGGCCCCCCGGGCCGGACGGTCGAGGTCGTACAACCGCCCTCCGTGCGGGAGTACGCCGACTACAGCCGGACGAAGCTCCGGGCCATGGCGACTGGCATCGGGATCAGCTACGAGGACCTCACGGGCGACTACACGGCCACGAACTTCTCGTCGGCGCGGATGAGCCGCCTCCGGCACTGGGCCCGGGTCGAGGACTGGCGCTGGCGGATGCTCGTCCCGCAGTTCTGCGCCCCGGCCTGGCGGTGGATGGTGGAGGCCTCGGCGATCATGGGCCGGAAGATCCCGGCCGACCTCGAGGCGGAGTGGACGGGGTCGCCGCTCCCGATGATCGACCCGGCGAGCGAGGGGCTCGCCTACCAGCGGAACATCCGGAGCGGGCTGATGTCGCAGTCGGAGGCGCTCCGGGAACGCGGCTACGACCCGTCCGCGGTGTTCGCGGAGATGGCCGCCGACAACCGTCGGCTCGACGAGCTCGGACTCCTGCTCGACAGCGACCCGCGCAGGATGACCCAGGCAGGGCAGACGCAGTCCGCCCCGGGCCAGGCGCCGCCGCCGGCCCCGGCAGACGAAGGGCCGAGCCCCTCGCCCTCGGAGGCTGCATGAGCAGGTACAGGAACGGGAGGAATGGCGCCATGGCAGTGCGACCGGAGAGCCTCGAAACGCCGGAGCGCGGGCTGGTCCTCGAGGATCGCGGCCCGGCGGTGGTGCCGGCGCGCGTCCAGGCCGGTCCGGAAGACCTGGAGGACACCGGCCTCAGCGAGCTCGAGGAGCTGAGGGATCGGATCGAGAAGGCCCGGCGGATCGAGCCGGGCCCCCAGGCCCTGCACTGCCGGGACTGCTTCACCCGCGGGCGTGACGCAGCCCTGAAGGTGATCGAGGGCTGAATGACGTTCCACCCGGAGCACGGGACGGCACCCCTCAGCCCGCGCCAGTCCGAGGTCCTCCGGGTGATCGCGCACTTCTACGAGGCGACGGGGGAACACCCGTCCGAGCGGTACCTCTCCCGTCGCCTTGGGGTCCACCTGACGGTCATCCAGGGCTATCTCGCGGTGCTCTACCGCAAGGGCTGGCTCGTGAGCCCCACGCCCGCCGGCCTGCGCTGCACCCATCCGCCCGAAGATTTGGCGCAGCCGTAACTTCTTTGCGCTCAATCCGGGCGGCCCCGTCAATTTGACGGCTGTCACGCAAGCTATGCGCTAGGCATCCTGCTCCCGTGAACGAAACGGGAGGCGCAGGGATGCAAGAAGCCCGAACCGTCCAGATGCCGCCCCTGAGCGTGCGCGCGGACATCGGCCCCAGGAGCATCAACGACGCCGAGCGCACCGTGGACCTGATCATCACCACGACCACCGGCGTCCGCCGGCGGGACTGGTTCACGGGCCAGGA